GTAACCACAACGGCAGCGACAGCCGTTAAATCTGTCAGAGCAACAGCAGGGGGTAATGTGACAGATATAGGAGGTAGTGCAGTGACAACGAGAGGCGTATGCTGGTCAACTTCAGCGAGTCCAGATATAACAGACAACATTGTTCCTTCAGGCAGTGGCACAGGAGCTTTCTCTTGTACTCTGACAGGGTTAAGCAATAGTACTTTATATTATATCAGGGCCTATGCTGAGAACGGTGAAACGGCTTATGGAGCGCAGGAAAGTTTTACAACACCTGCCTCTAGTCCAGTGACTAGCGGAGGAATAATCGTATTAGATGATAGTGGTAATCCAATAATAATAGAATAATTATGACAGAACTTATAATTTCATTAATCGGGTTTTTAGCGTTCACGCTTTACGTAGGAATCAAATACGGAGTGCAGAAGTCTATTTCGGCAAGTGTTTATCTAGGCAAGACTGAGCTTGCTTTATACTCACTCTTCATGGCTTTCATTGCTATCCCTATTATGATAGTATCTGATTGCACTCTTGGATGGTGGGCCGGAGCTATCTTACTCTTAGACTTTGCCGCCGTAGCTACAAGGACAGATGCATGGCAGATGAAGATTCACATGGCCGGAGCTACTATAGGGATTGGACTGGCAATGATTATGCTCGTTACCTTCGGATTATGGTGGTTGGTATTAGCTTTCTTTATTCCCTCGCTTTACCTTAATGTTAAGAAGGTTAAGAATTATATATGGTGGATCGAGTGTCTTGCTATGGCCGCTGTTTGGATTGGATTATTTATAGTAAAAGTTTTATAGGAGATAAGTTTGAAAACATAAAAAATAACACAATGACCAAAGAAGATCACACAGAAGTAGGAGAAGTGGTACATAGCATAGTAGGAGGCTATCATGCTAAAGTAGATGCTCAGAACATAGTTACCAATGCAGCCCTAATTGAGATTAAAGATCATCTTAAAGAATTAAATAACAAGGTCGCAAGTCACGAAAAAATCATTAATCAAAACCTCCCGCATAATATTGCTCATTGCACACAGACAGATACCATACAAGAGATAAGGGATAATCTTATTTCTCGTAGAGCAGTGATAACAGCGTTTGTCGTGGGCATTCCATTAGCAGCTGTGATAATAGGGGGAATACTTAAATTTGTATAATGAAAAGAACAAAATTAACAACCAATGCTCGTTTACATACTTTAGCAAGTGCAATGGTAGGTAGGATGTTATTTGCCTCTAAGATGGGTGGACAGCAGTATGGAGGGGATCGGGATCTTTACCAGGCTCTTGGTTATCCGCAGAAACTTACTTTTGATGATTATTTGATAAAGTATAAGCGTCAGGATATGGCTAAAGCTATTATTGATCGTCCTGTAAAGGCTACATGGCAAGGAACATTGGAACTTGTGGAGTCAGAAAACCCGGATCCAACTACTTTTGAGAAAACTTGGATAAAATTAGATCGAAAGTTCGGTTTAAAAACAAAATTATCTAGAGTGGATCGCTTGACAGGGATTGGAAGATATGGGGTGTTACTTCTAGGGTTGGACGATGTAAAGAAAAGAGATGATTTTGAGAAGCCTGTTACACTAGGAACAAGAAAATTAAAATATATAAAAGCTTTCAGTGAAAAGACTGCATTAATTGATACATATGAAATTAATCCATGGAGCAATAGGTATGGGATGCCAAAGCTATATGCTATTGAGGTAGCAGATGTGGATGCTGGTTCTTCTTCAACAGTAAAGGTTCATTATTCTAGAGTTATCCATATTATTGGGGATACACTAGAATCAGAGATATTTGGAACTCCTGTCCTTGAGGCTGTATATAACAGGTTAATGGATATTGAGAAATTAGTAGGTGGTGATGCTGAAATGTTTTGGAGGGGTGCTCGTCCAGGTTATCAAAACAAACTTGACCCTGAGTATAAATTAACTGCAGAGCAAGAAACTACTTTACAGGATCAGATTGATGAATTTGAACATAACTTGAGAAGGATTATCAATTTGGAAGGGATGAGTTTAGAGTCCCTTGCTCAACAGATAGCGGATCCTGAACATCATATGGATATTTTGCTTACTTGTATATCTGCAGAGACAGGTATTCCAAAACGTATTTTATCAGGGAGTGAAAGAGGAGAATTAGCAAGTAGTCAAGATACAGGAGCATGGAAGACTTATGTTCAAAGTCGTAGAGAAGATCATGCAGAACCTCGTATTTTACGATTACTTGTAGATAGGCTTATTGAACTTGGGGTTCTTCCTACTCCAGAGGATGAATATACTGTAAAGTGGTTGGATTTATTTTCAATTAGTGAAAAGGAAAGAGTAGATATAGGCCAAAAAAGATCAGAAGCTTTGAGGTCATACACAACTAATGCGTTAGCAACGTCTTTGGTTCCTCCAAAGGCATTTTATGAATACTTTTTAGGATTAGATAGAGGACAGATTGAGTTAATTGGTGAGATGGTAAAAGCAGGCATTTCAGAGGAACAACAGGATCTTATGAAAGTTGTTAAGGAGATTAATGAACCAACTCCACTTCCTGTTCCTCAAGGCAAACCTATTCCAAAAAAGAAAACAATAGTTAAAGCAAAATGAAAGAAGTAGTTATAACAGATGCTCTTGTAAGAAATTACGATCCAACTCATACCACAACATTGAGGAATGCTTTTGCACAGGATATGAAAAGACGGTTTACTGAGCTAGTGAAGACTGTTAGGAAAGCAGTGGATGCAGAGGATTGTTTTAATTTACGTAATGATAATATTCAAGTGCATCAAATGACTACTCCTGTGGCAGGTGCTTTTAATTTTGAACAAAGTGCTGAAAAATTAGAAGCTTTTATGAAATGGTTGCAGGTGCAAGTAGATAGGGGAATATTGGATATAGGAACTTATCAGCAGATTGGTAGTGGTGTTTATGCCGAGTGGACAAATTTATACATATTTGATTCATATAAGAGGGGTGTTATAAGAGCTAGAAGTGAATTGAGGAAAGCAGGACTTGATATTCCTTCAATAGAGGATTCTGGAGGGATTGATGTAGTAATGAATTTACCATTTCATTTGGATAGGGTTGGGTTGCTGTTTACGCGGGTGTATAACGACCTTAAAGGTATTACGGCAGCTATGGATATGCAAATAAGCAGAGTGCTTGCGCAAGGGATGGCAAACGGCGATGGAGCTGCCTTGCTTGCCCGAAAGCTTGTTGCCACTATAAATGGTACAGGAATGGGAGATTTGGCGATAAAGGATACGCTAGGCCGATTCATTCCAGCAATGGATAGAGCGGTATTGTTAGCTCGTACGGAAATAATAAGAGCACACCATGTTGCTACTATTCAAGAATATCGAAATTGGGGATTAGAAGGAGTAGTGGTAAAGGCAGAGTGGAGTACAGCAGGAGATGACAGGGTATGTGAATTGTGTGCTGCATTAGAAGGTAAAGTTTTTACCTTAGATGAAATTGAGCCTATGATACCTCTTCATCCAAATTGTAGATGTTGTGCCCTTCCTTATATAGAAGATGTTGAAAAAATAATGAAAGGAGTTTGGAACTAAATTAAACTAAGGTGAATAAAGAAAGTTTTGATAAGTATGTTGAGATTATGAAAGATGGAGGGATGCCTGTAACTCTTGGATTTTTAATCACATATGAGCAATTTTTAATATTTGCTCACGAGATGTCTGAATTTATTTATAAATATGGTTGGGTATCTTATAGAGAATATATGAATCTTTGGTGGTCAAAAGTTGACCCTCGTGAAATTAAAAAACGTAAACTGATTTATTAATGGGACAAGACGTTACATATTCTTCATTTCCAACATTAAATCCTACATCAACAGATATTGCGGTAGGAGCAATAACCACTGGTAATAAGGTTGTATGCCGTCGTTGTGTTAAGAGACTTGGCTTAGATTGGAATGACATGAAGTACTTAACGAGCAGTAGAGCAAAGTTATATATTTATAACTGTTCTCTATGTGGTTGGCGTTTAACTAAAAGAAGAGCAAAAAGTATATGGTACTAATAAATTAGGAGGATAAATTATGACACAAACGGTTCTTACTTTTGCTACTGTAGAAGGATATACGGTAAAAGAGGTTACTCATTTAGGAAAGAAACATCTAGTGGTTCCTATGGTGATGATGGTAGAAGGAGTCCATAATGGAAGTCATGGTCTTTTACTACATCTTATTGCAGAACTTGGTAAATTTGCTGGTTCTTGGAATGGAATACCAATAGTTATAGATCATCCAGAGTCTGGAGGGGAAAGTGTATCAGCTAATACTCCAGAGATTATAGAGACTGGTGTTGTAGGAAGGGTTTATAATACAAAGGTAAAAGGAAAGAAGCTTACCTCAGAAGGTTGGTTGAACGAAGATATGTTAAGACAAACTTCTTCAGATGTGTTGGCTGCTGTAAAGGCATCAGAACAGGTTGAAGTGAGTGTAGGTGTTTTTTCTGATGAAGAGGAAACAGAAGGAGAATTTAATGGAGAAGAATATGACGCAATAGCTAGAAATCATAGACCAGATCACTTAGCCCTCCTGCCCGGCGGGACAGGTGCATGTTCTATTGAAGATGGTTGTGGCGTCCGTGCAAATAGTAATAATAATAAGAAAGGAGAGGAGAATGAAAACATGATTAGAACAGACAAGTTGAATAAAACTATTCAATCCCTAAAGGATCAAGGATATGCTTTATTAGATATTGTTGACAATACCAGTGAGGGATTGATGGAACGACTTGAAGCTGTCCGTCGGAAGATAGATAGTTTGGATTCTAACGATAGTTATCATTTTGTACATGAAGTATATGATGAATATGTCGTTTATGAGTCTAGGTTACGAGTCGGCGAATCTAAAATCTATAAGCAGAGTTACTCGTTCAACAGCGGGGTTGTTGATCTTACGGGGGATCCTGTGGAAGTCCACAAAAAAGTGGAATATGTGGTAAATACCAATAGTGGTATAAAGTTCATAAGAACAAAACCAATTAAAAACAAGGAGGATAAACAAATGGCAGACACAAAAGTAGAATGCCCTAATTGCCTTGAAAAAATCAATGCTTTGATCGCTAATGAAGATTCAAAGTTTGAAGAGGCCGATAGGGAGTTCTTATCGACTTTTGACGAAGCGAAACTTGACAAACTCGCACCTACGGTGGTTGAGGTTGAAAAGGAAGTTGAGAAAGAGGTTGAAGTGAACACTCTTACCGCGGAGCAAAAATCAGCTCTTGCGTTTGGTGAGAAACAATTAAAGATTAGAAGAAATTCTATGACAAAAAGTATTCAGGACAATACTTCAAAAGAGATATGGACTGATGCTGTTCTTAACTCTATGGATGAGGAAATGCTTGAAAGAGTATATAACTCTACCAAAAAAGAGGATGAAGTGATGGATTATTCTATGCAAGGATCTGGTAATAATCTTCAGGTAGATGCTGAAGAAGTTGAGCCTTTGATTCTTGGAAGAGCTGAATTTAAAAAAGAAAAAGAGGAGGATAAAT